GATGATGTTGTAGAGGTTGCAGATATTCAGCTTGGAGCACCAATATTACATAGTGACGGTAAAACACAAATATACCAAGCTGCTGGAAGAATTATTTACATATGTCAAACTGTTTATGATCCCGGTACATCCACACTTACTTATCCACTAAGTCCTATTGATGGAAACAAAGCGCAGATGCCTTATATCAAGCCATCTGGATCATTAAACACTGACTCTTGGGCTGGCGGTGGTTTCAATGCAACATTTCCATTTACGCCAGTTGGTGGCGTAAGCTTTTCTTCCAATACTGCGACAAGCACATCTACTAGCGGTCCAAACGACACAATTGGGGGTTAAAAATGGCTATAGACTACGATGGAACTTATGGTATATTTACCAAAATAGGACTTATTGGGGGGTTTTTATCCGATATAAACACCTTTCAAAAATCACTTGTAAATGTAAAATCCCCGGCATTTGTAAACAAGTTCACAGGTAATGGTAAAACATCGCTTATTTTGGATTACATTCCTTCTATTGATGGCCAAATTGGTACTGTCAGCAATCTTATACCGGATCTTCTTTTAAATGTTGCAAGTAGTGTGGTTATCGACTCTGTACGGGCGCACGACCCACTAATTCCTGCTGACCTTAGCAGTTGTATGACTGAACTACTGCGCCAAATGCGATTGGATAGCAAAACGGTAAGAGCAATGAGCACGACATTTACAATTACAGATTCGACAAACAAAAATACTGTTCTGGTCGCACTAAAGAACAGGGACGGTGGGGATAACCAGTTTACCATTGCGGAAACATTAAGACTTGAGGTTAGTGCAGATTCCTACACAGGTGGAACAAGCGCAGGTAATGAGCAATTTAGTGTAAAGACGGTGGATTCTGCAACGGATGTGTACAACTATGATTACCCGGCTGGTTCTGGTTCTGATGTAACACTTTCCAGAACCAATTTAACTGCATCGCAGTCTGAGGGTAACATTTTGGAAAATGGCACGTTCACAATTGCAAGTACAACCACTGCGACTGCTCCCGCTGGATGGAGTAGTGTAGGATCCTACGGTACTGCTGGTACACACTGGGTTACTACCACAGATGGATTGAAGATTGTTGGTAATATCACGTCTGATGTTAGGCTTCAACAGGACGTGTCTATTAGCATCACTGCACGGAATGTGTACGCTTTTCACTTCAGGGCAAAAGCACCAACAGCACTAACGACAGGATCCATAGCAATTGATTTGGTGGATTCCACAGGGAACATACTTACTGACGATTCAAACAATTACCTTGCATTTAGTGCCAACCTGAACACTCTGACAGCAAGTTACACATCCTTTACTGGATCTTTCGTAATTGGTTCAAAGACTCCCTCGGAAGTGTATCTACGCATAAGGTGCACAACGGCAGAAAATACCCAAGTATACATGGATAGACTTGTCCTTACTGAAATGACAGAACTTTACACAGGTGGACCTTTTATATCTGTTCTGGGACTTGCATCAGATCCACTTACGACCTCTGAGAGGGTGGATATTACATTTTCAAAAAGCCTTGCAACGGTTACCAATGGGCAGGCAAGCACTCTGACGTACACCAACAACACATTTCAAGTATTGTTTGACAGACTATTTACCACTGGTTCGGGTGGTTTCACACTTCCTTACAGCGCAACACCCACTATATCTGATTCCCTTATTGCATAATGATTGACCAAGAGTTTACATACGCTGGAGTTCCATTAATGGTTCCACCCAAGGAATTATATGACTGGGTGGAGGAGAATATACCATTTAATGCGAGTAATTACTTTAGAACTCTTAACTATGGATTGCTCGATAACTCTGACATTGTTTTTAAAAACTATTCGGAAAATCCATTCCATGATTTAAAACTAAGTTCTTTGTATTGGCCCACAGGGGCAAGTAGATTTGCAACTGGGTTTTTCTTGGTTTCTTCAGAAGACTTGGAAAAGCTACCATCTTTTGACAACCTTGGGTACAAAGATGCCGTTGATACGCTTGGGGGAATGCGCAGTAGGGTAAATTCTAAAAATTACTACACTGCTGAAAAACTTGTCATCTATAACACTGAGATCCCACTGGCAGCAAAAATGTATATGCTGCCACCAAGACCACTTTTGCAAATTGAAAGTACTGTTGTTGATGATGCAATAGAAACAAGGGGAAGGTTTCCAGTACCACACTTGGAAAGCTTGTGGGTTGTTCCGTTAGTGGATGATAGATATTGGTGGTGGTGGCATAACACAGGGGAGTTTAAAATACCTAGTTGCTCCAACTGGGAGGATTTATTTTATACCATATTTGACAACTTAGGTTATGGACAACATCAAGTACTGGTAGATCCTGACATACCCCAAGAGTATCTTTTCCCACACAGCTTGTACCGAAAACAGTCTTACAACATACGAGTGCCTTTACTTCTTGATTCGATAGCACAATCTTGCAACTGTCGCATTATTAGCCACTTCAATGGGCAAATAGAAATAATGCATGCAAGGAAAAGCTTCGATGCTCTTAAACAACCTCTTCTCACGCCCTCAGGTAATCAGGGCGGGGGAAAAATGGTACTTGCAAATTTAGATAAATCAAAGTTTTACAAAAGTTTTCCATCCAAGTCTGACATTGGGAAAAACTCCGATGATGTGCAAAAACAATCTCTTAATATCAGGGACACTCCCGGAGTAATACCTGAGGTTGTTACGTTTGTTGTAAATAATAACCCAATCAGAGTTAATCTTTTGAACAAGGATGGGCTTGCAACGCAAAGGCCACTAAGTGAAACGACTATTAATGGGGATGATACTTTACATTCTCAAATTATTGAAACAATGGTTGATCCAACCGACCTTGATTCAGTGGTTGCAGGGAAAATGCGATACTTTGAGGATACCAATAACCAAGGGCCGGATGATAAGAATTCAGAACCCTCCTATTACAAATCTGGTAATAATTCAGTAACAGTTGAATACCAGAATGGTGACTACATTCTGGACACTAAGAATAATGTCTTTTATGGGCCTCGCAGTGACTCTGGTTGGGGGGATGCATTTAGGGGTAAATCCCTTTTAAGCAAGTATTTCAAGGTTGTTGCCAGTGCATATAAAACAACAGGTAAAACTGCATGCCCTATATTAATGTACCCTCCTACAGGTGTAACGGAGAAGGACTTTAATACTAATCAGATTGAAACATTCTGCAAAACATATGCAAGGGATTGGGCCTTATATCAATACGCTGATGACGATATATCCCTAAATGGTTGTGTTCCAGTAGAACAGCACGGAATGCTGGACAACATTATATTTCACCTTAGTGTTGAGGATACCTACACTAGACTGATACGACCACCTTACAACGACCTCACTGAAGAGGTTTACATTGAGTCCTACTTGGGTGATGAGGCAGCTTGTGATGCTGATACATATCCTTGCGGTCAGTGCAAAGGAATGCAGGGAGACAGTACAACTACACAACTGTATGGTTTTGGCACATCTGATATGTTCCTACCCTACAGCGCAATCCTGCAAAAAACCCAGACAGTCCCAACAGGGGCAACTGCTGCGACATATCCACAGTGGCACAAACCGCCCTATGTGGTGAAGTTTTGCCTAGGTGGTGCAATAGGCACTGCTGCTCTTGACTACCACTTCCAGACAACCATGAATGTTAGTGTGTACTGGAATGGATCCAAAGTTGCATCACGCACTGTGTACGGTTCAAAAAGCTTCACCTGCCAGAGTGGTGCACAATCTTGGGGAAGGTTGACTTTCTATAAAACTGAGAAAACACCATCCTACGCCATTGTTGTCGTTGATGCAGCAACAGACACATTTTCTCAACAAGAAGCAGAACGCCCACAAGCAATGAATTGGTACATGAACATGCGCTGCGTGGACTCCATACCATACCCTGCACCAAGGGCAATTGCTTGTGATAGTAAGTTGAACGAGGTTGGTGGAGTTTTCACACTTGGTATGTTCACATCCATACCTGTAAATATTCAGGGCACTTCCACAGGAATAGTACCGAACACACCAATATGTATTTCAGACTCTGCAAGCAGTACATTCCCGTGCGGTTCCAATCAGTCTTGTGTAATCCCTTCGAACTTACAGCTTAAATTCAACAATGCTCCAAGCTCTTGTAAGTTTCTCAAAGATGTTGTCATACCACTTCAACAAAGCACATCAGATGGTGGATGGATTGGAATATATGACCAATTCGGACCAACAAAAGACATTATTCAGGCAAAACTTACACTGGTTGGTACTACTGCGTTTAAGCTTGTGTTGAAAGATATTGTTAATGCTTCAAGAAGTCCTGTGGAAATTAACAACATTACAACCTGTCTTTGCACTCCATTCACACTCACAATTCCCGGTGTGAATCTCACACCATTCGCATGCACTCCAGCATCACCTAACACACTTCAGGCAATAATTACTGAGGCATAATATGGCATTAATTCAATTTAAACGTGGCCCACAATCTGCAATACAAACACAATCTCTTCTTGCAGGTGAACCAGCTTTTGCAACAGACACGAGAGAATTGTTTGTAGGTGATGGTTTTACCATTGGTGGGGTTTCCATCAGTTCCCTTGCAGGGGCAATTACGTACATTGCTCAGAACACAGAACCACCTGCGCCAAGTAATCCATCCACAACTAAAGCATTTTGGTACGAAACAGACACAAATTACCTGTACATATGGAAGTACTCAAACGGCACAGGTGTGTGGGAAAGAGTACTTGCAAGCGGTCCTACGGGGCCAGCAGGCCCCACCGGACCGCAGGGTACTCAGGGTATTCAAGGTGTTCAAGGTGTGCAGGGTGCTCGTGGGGCAACCATACTCACTGGGACAAGTAATCCTACCACTAGCACTACTGGAATTGATGGCGACTACTTTTTAAACACCACTAGCAAGGATTTATTTGGACCACGTGTTACCACAAATAGTGTGGTTAGCTGGGGTAATGGAATTTCCCTTAAAGGTGACAAGGGTGACAAGGGTGATACTGGTGATGCAGGACCTACTGGTTTAACAGGACCACGTGGTGCGACCATACACTACGGAAACCAAGCACCAACAAGCTCATTTCCTGATCCAACCAGTGTGAACGATGGAGACTTCTACTTTGACCTGATTGCAAAGAACTTGTACGGCGGTTATGTAGCTGCGAATGGTACTCCTTGGGGGCCTCCAATCAGTCTTGCAGGTGGTGCAGGTTCAGCAGGTCCTGCTGGGCCGACAGGACCTGCTGGTACTCCCGGACTTGTGTGGAAGGGTTCTTACGTAAGTGGTACACAGTACCCATTAAACTCTGTTGTGCAGTTCAACGGTAGTTCCTATGTTGTGATTGCAAACAGTGGTACGACCAATGCTCCAACCAACGCAGCAGATTGGAACCTTGTAGCATCCAAGGGTTCCACTGCGAACGCAGTTGCAACCATTTATGCTAATGCTCCTATAGTGTGGGACGAGTCCACAACCACACTTTCATTCAATGTTCCAAATGCACAAACTGGCAATGTTCTTAAGTACGATGGGACTAGCTGGGTTGCATCCAAAGCAAGTGCTGCAAAAAGTCTCCAGACAGGGACGGGCGCACCAGATGGGACTACAGATGCAACTGACGGCGACTGGTACATTCAGACTGCTGGTACAGGTGCTCCACTGTTGTACGGTCCTAGATCCACAAGCAATAGTGTTGTTAGCTGGGGTACTGGTATTTCACTTGTTGGTCCGGCAGGTGCAAATGGTGCTAATGGTTCGGCAGGTCCAGCAGGGGAAGATGGCACTGCTGGTATGGAGTGGAACGGAAACTGGGATTCCACTGTAAATTACTCCAAAGGTGCTGTTGTTGGGTATCAGGGAGCAATTTACATATGTGAGTTGGACAACACGTTAAATATTACACCAAACACCACGGCTAACTGGGATCTTTTGGTGGAGCGTGGTGAGCAGGGGCCACCCGCTGACCTGCAAGGCACTGCACCAATTAGCATATCGTCTGAGACATCCAACAATGTTACCACTTTCACGATTGCACTGGCTGATGGCACAACAACTGGCGAAGTTCTCACTTGGGACAACACCACAAAGGCGTGGACACCACAATCACCAATTGTGACACTGGACGGCCTTACTGATGTAACCATTACCAACCCGGAACAGGACCAAATACTTGTATTTAAAAACAACGAGTGGGTGAACCACGGCACATATGTGGACACTCTCGATGAGCTAGAAGATGTAATCATCACAACTCCTACTCAGGACGAAATTCTAAAGTTTGATGGAACTAACTGGGTCAACTCAACAGCAATCCTTGAAATTACTGCAATGTCCCCACTGGATTGGGACAAATCCACAGGTACTCTAAAAATTACAGAGGGTACTACTGATGGGTATGTAATGACATGGGATGACACTCTAAAGATTTGGAGTGAGAAAGAATTACCACCTGCTGATATCAAAGCAACACTTCCACTTGACTGGGATAAAACCACACGCACTCTCACGTTTGGTGTGAATGGTAGTGCGGGTGATGTACTTGTGTACGATGGTGTGAACTGGATTGCATCTGTTCCATACGACCACACAAGGCCAACCATACTGTGGGGTGATGGTGTACCTGCACAGGACCTTGGAAACAGTGGTGATTTTTACATAGACACCACAAATCACATCCTTTACGGACCTAAGTGCAGCGGTTGCTTGGGTAACAGGTGGACATCGTTGCAGGATCCTGTAAATCTTGTTGGCCCTCAAGGAGTGCAAGGTATTCAGGGTGAAACAGGACCAGCAGGTCCTGCTGGTCCTACAGGTGCAACAGGTCCTAGAGGACAGAGTACATCCAACCTTATACGCAGAGTGGACCACCCTGTATTACTTACAGGTCAGGACTTACCTGCACTTTACTCAGGTATTGGTGTAAATGGGGACTTCCTTCTTGTATCCATACTTAGTCCAGAACCCAGTACAAGGTTTTACGGCCCAAAAGCTAACAATGTTTGGCCTGATAATTATGTGGAATTGCACGGTGATACAGGTGCAACAGGCCCTGCTGGCCCTACAGGGGCCACAGGTCCTGCCGGACCACAATCAGGGCAGATCATACATCATGCGACAGTGCAATCAAACGCATCAACTCCACCCGATCCATCTTCTGCACTTGGTGATGTGGACGACTTCCATATTACAAGGCTGGAAACCACACTGGGTGAGTATGTTGGGACTTATATATTTGGGCCAAAGACAAGCAGTGCAACAGACCCTTGGGGTGCTCCAACTAATTTAAGGGGTCCCACTGGTGCAACAGGTGCAGAGGGTCCACAAGGACCACAAGGTATATCTCCTGACCCAACACTTGCAGATGCAAACGGTGGTCTTGCAAACACGGGAACCACACAAAATCCAACTCTTGCAATAAAGACTCGCAGTGGAACAGGTCTTGTTTTAGACACAGTACCCAGCACACCTGCGGATCCTGCAATTTATTTGAAATTAAACACTGATTCCACCAACGCACTTGCTGTTGTTGGGAGCAAGGCTGTTGTGAAAAGCAAACCAATTAATGCAGGCTACAGAAGGGGATGGTTTGGAATATGAGCAAAACTCTTGTAATACCCCAGAAATCAAAACTTTATGTGCAGTCTCAGGGAGTGGCGTGCAACATCGCAGCAACCGTGCACTACATGCGTTACAGCATGGATTCTGAGAATAATGAGACATACAAGGAACTTGTATCCTACTCTCAGCCATCCCAGAACAATGTAAATACAATTCTTAGTACAAGTAGTACTTCTGGTGAAAAAAGAGTAGTTAGGGAATTTTACTTTTATAATACTGCTGGAAGCACACAGTCTTTCTCACTGCGAATCAGGTCTTATACCGACATTACACTTGCTGCTGGAACATCATCAGGCCAATTAGACGACCCTGCAAATTACACAGACACGAACCTGATTGATTTTGTAATACCATCGCACAAAGTTTGGAGATTTTCTGAAGCTTTTCTACTTAGTTACCCGTCAGTAATAGTACTGAGCAAGGAAAGCAATTTTGATGAAATTTCCGTTGTTTTAGCTGCCACAGGAAGTGATGTTTTAACGTCAGATGACAGGTTGCACATCACAGTTTCCCATGGTGAGGTGCAGGATAGTTCTGAAACAATCATTAATGAAAGACTTGAGCAAAAAATAGTCGCAGTTGATGGGAATACTCAAGTTTTTAGTGTTTTTAAGCTGCCTTCTACAGCTTCTAGAAGCCCTAATAGCAGTGTTATACGCCAGATTACCATGTACAACGAATCTGGCAAAACAATGCACATAAAGCTTGGTTTCGGCCCACCAACAAGCACTACATTAAACGGCTATCTCTACGATGGGGACATAGCAAGTACTGAGTCTTGGTGGAGTGATGCAAACACATTTCAACACATTGAGGATTACATACCATCCAGCGGTGGTAGTGGTGCTTACAGCCTGAATGCTGTTTCACCTCTGCAATACATTAGTGCAACACAAACAGTGAGGATAAATAGGTCAGGTGCTGCTGATGGACAGGCACTAATTTGGGACAACTCCAGTAATGAGTGGAAACCCGGAGATGTGCAACCGTTGTTGACACCGATTGCGCCCATAGAGTATGATTTAACTAATCTAGAGATCCGTTTAGGGCAAGATGGTGCGACAGCAAATCAAGTTCTGGCTTGGCGTGAATCCACAGAAGGTGCAAATGACTTCAGGTGGAGGCCCACCAATGCATCTGGAATAGGTGGTGGTAGTGGTGGTGGGGGTAGTGGTGGTGGTTCTTACAACGGTATTCAAATTCCAAATCTTGATGGTGGTACTGCTGACACTGTGTACGGAGGCATAGCACCATTTGATGCAGGTAATGCAAACCCATAGGAGTATGTATGGCAATTCCAATTCAATTACGCCGTGACACAAGTGAAAACTGGGCACTAATAAACCCAACTCTCTCTGAAGGAGAATTGGCTTACGAGACTGACACTGGGAAAATGAAAATTGGGAACGGCAGTGCAACGTGGACTTCACTTGCATATCTAGTACCGGGCAGTGCAAATGCTTACACGTTTGGCACTACTGCTCCAACAGGAACTGCACCATCCAACGGATTATACTTCCAATACTAAGGTGATTTATGGCTTATGAATGGCCTGAATTTAATTCAACATCAGGTTTTATTACAACACTGAATGTTCAATTTAAAGATGCATCTGAAAATGTAATTAATGCTACTGGCACGTTTTCTGTTGGTCTTGGAGATCCATCAAATAGTGGGTGGGTACATTTTAATAGGTTCAATAATAATTATGGGAATTATGGGGTTGGAATTGGAGTACCATTCCTTTCAGACCACCCTATAAATATTACACCTGTTAATAATACAGGAGATGTCCTGTCACCACTTGGTTGGTCACAGGGGGACCTTTTTAAATATGTAACCATAACAAGAACATTTTTATTAAACTCAAATAATGTAACACGTACAGATACCTATAGAGTTTTGCAAAAGTACCTCAATGGAAAGACCGCATTGGTTTTACTTCCAGAAAACTCAGGTATTATTACCAGCATTAATGATACTACGGGCATTCAATCTATACAACATAAAGAAAGTTGGTTAAGCGATGTAATAATTCTAAAAGGCATAAATTTAAGTATTTTTAAATTTTCAAAAGGTTATTATGCAAATAATGGTACTAAATACAATAATGCTGGGTTAGTTGGTTACGACTTCGCTAAAGTAGGTGTTAGCTATTATAATGAAGCAAATATAATTAATCCATTTACTGTAGGGGATACTGGAACCGGTTGGATTAATGCGGGATCTTATGGAGTAAGCCTGTATTATCCCCTAAGAACTCTTTATTCTGAGCAGAGAACTTTATTCACAATAATTCCAGTATATAAACCCACAATAACTATTTCGCCAACCACAGGTTCTGCCAGTGGTGGTGAAACTATTACAATATCCTCAAATAGAGATATTAATGGTCACTATCAAATTTGGTCAATTGGTGCTGAAGGATATGAAATACTCCGTAGTGCTGGAATTGCCGGGTTTTCTCCCGATAGCCCAAACAAGAAAACATTTATATTTACTAATCCTCAAGATGTTAAGACATTTAGAGCAATTTTAAAATATAATCACCGTACATTAGAATATGGGCAACAATACAGTAACCCAAATAACATAAGCTCTTCAAATCTATTTTACAAACCAATTATAATTTCAGAAACGCCCCAGCTTTGGACAGGTTCTAGTAATTCATATATTACAATTTTCGGGCAAAACGTACTTGACACAACCTCTGTAAAAATTAATGGCGTTGGGCACCAATTTTCTAAAAGTACTACCAGTAACAATACTATTTTTATATCTATTAATGAACAAACAACCAGTGGTAAAATAGAATTAACCTCTCCCGCTGGGACAGTAACATCAGTTGGTAATTTTACTTTACAGCCTGCTCCAACCGTATCCAGTTTTACACCCACTAGCGGACTTAGTGGAGCAGAAGTTATTATTACAGGTACTAATTTTGTTAGTGCTGTGGACAATCAAACCCCGGTTGTAGGTAGAGTATCTTTTGGAAATTGGACCGCTACTTTTACAGATGTTACGCCAACCACAATTCGTGCATTTGTGCCTTCTGGCGCAGTCACAGGTCCTATTTCCGTAACCACCAATGGTGGTACTGCGACATCTACTTCAAACTTTACAAGGAATTATTCTCCCACTCTTTATGGGGTAGGTATTTACAAGGACGCAAACGGAACCGAGAATAACTCTGTTCCATATTTAGATAGTGAAAGACAATATGTCATTTGGGGAGGTGGTTTAGACACTACTCAAAAAATTGAATTTTTCTACACAAACAATCCAAATGTAAAGTATGAGGCTACTTTTACGGTAATAGATGCATCACGTGTTTCATTTACCGTACCATTTATGAATAATTTAACCACTGGAGGATTGGTTAAATTTACACTAACTAGCGCATACGGGACGGTAACAAAAGATAATGCAATACAACTTCAAGTTGATTTGCGAAACATCAACTATCCCACCATATCCAGCTACCAAGCACCTTACTCAAACAACACAACTCCTGTAAACACTCTTGTTGGCGCAAACCTTTACTTTGAAAACAGTTCAACTTGGGAAAAGGCAAACGACATCTATTTTGCAAAACCTGTTACAAGGCATGATGGTTTATCAGACAGTGCTGAGTGGACAAGGGCTACTGCTGGTTGGTTTTCCAATAATGGGGAATGGCAAAAATTCTGGCCTTCTGTGGAGAACGCTGCAAAGAAGTTTTACAAGTTTGATTGGTCTTCCGCAGGTTTTACAGAAAGGGTTGATGTACTAAAAGTTGTTCCAGACTACCCTAACCTTTACGCACTTTTATCGGAAAGTAATGGTAAGCTTACAACATCTGCGGGTTACCCAGATAGCTGGCAAGCAATAGAGAATTGCAGGAGCATTATTGCAAAGATTAATTTGCAAACAGGAGTTATGTCTTACATTGAGGTAAAGGGTCCGAGGAATAATACAAATTGCCATATTAGTGATATTTACGTCAGTGGGGATTCAGTATATGCAGTTGGGTACGACCATGCATCAGACCCAAATTTTGGGGAAATTGCTGTAAATAACCTTCATAGGGGATTCAGAGTACCTGCAAGGTTTGTTGTTGGAATGCTGTCATCAGGCGATGTGGTTATAGTAGGGGGACAAACCCAGAGACATTTTGTAGGAGTTGTAAAAAAGTATTCAAAAAACCTTGCTTTGCAGTTTTCAAGAAAAATTAGTTCTCCTCCTGTAATTGCAGAACCAAACGGATACGTTAATAATTTTACAACAGATGCTTTCTTTTTTAAAGCAATTCATATGCCGGGAGGTTATGCATACAACCCACTCGTGGAATTCATAAACGGTGGAAGTTTATATGAACCTAAAATTACTTTATTTAATGGAGCACTGTATGTGTTTTTCTCAAGCTCAAAAAACTATGCGAATATTGCTTATTATGGTGCATCTACAAATGGTGCGTGGCGACTAAGAGAGGAAATTCTTGTTAAGAAATTAAAACCCACAAACCTTACAGAATACGTTGGGGAAACTTCTGTAAGATCTTTAATGCAGCACGATATTGCAGCAGATCCATCATTAGACTGGAATTATAGATTCCAGTTGCATCCAACATCCCCCACACATTATGACTTTTTCAAAGGTTATCATCCGACAGTTAATAAAAGTGGATTTAGTCAGTATTCCGTTGTTGCAGATCCACAATTAAACGGCAACAACAAGATTAATTTTACCACGGGTTATTTTTGGAACTCTTTGCAAATTAATCCAACTATTAAAAGTGCATTTATGGCAAGGGATGGTGTCTTTGATTACCCATTAATTATGGGCGACCTTGAATCTACGACTGGGGACGATGATGGCAATGGAATGTTTGTAGGGCACTACGGGAAAAACGATTTGTACTCTATTATGTGCGGTACTGAGTTTGAAAATGGTAGGGTATCCACCACAGACATTACTGCATTCTCTGACCTAAATTCATTTCTTGCAAACTACTCCACACTACCTCTTGTGTATACAAGTTCGTCTTTCCCAACAACTGCATTCACTGTTACGGAAACACCTGTAGAAAACCTGCAAATGACTGAGGTTTGCAATGCCTAGGCCCTGTGCCTGTGACAATGTGATACCCAACAGCACTTGGGACTCCACACAGTGCCAACTGTGTTGGTATTACCACCACAACGACAGAGTTCGCAAAGCTTGGGATGAAGACACCAAGGTGGAACTGCCACCAGCAGGTGAGCAGGCTAAAAGCCTGATCACCAGTGCAGCAAAGTGGGCATTTGCAGGGTGCAAGAGGGTTCCACTAGAAGTGCAACAGCAGAGAATGCGCACATGCGTAGAGTGTGAGTTCCTAAAAGAGCAAAACAGGTGCGGTGTATGTGGCTGTTTTATAAAGACTAAAACTAGCTGGGTCACTGAGAAGTGTCCCATAGGTAAATGGAGTGCATATGAATCCACAGGAAATGCCACCGATTGAGTTGCTGGATGACATCCTTATTCCAGTGCGCATGATTATTGAACGCCTGTACTGGCAGGGATTCAGGGATGGTGCAGCATTGACAGGTTTAATCTTCTTTGTTGTTTTTATTTTGACCAATAGAGGAGTTACCAGATGAAAAAACTTGCAATACCTATTCTTCTAGTTGGTGTATTCATGGTGACGAAGGAAGTGATTCCAACACTTCCTTCGTTGGACATACTTTCCAAGGTGAGGGTTAAGTGCAAAGACTGCAATTGCGACCCTTGCAAATGCGATCCGTGCAAGGATGGGAAATGCCCAACCCCAAAACCTGCACCACCTGACAAACCCAAACCAAAAAGACCATGGGGTAATCCCGCCCAACCCTCAGTTGAGGGAATAACACTGGGTGGTAAGATTGCACCAAACAACTCACCAGTGCAAATTGATTTCCCACTATCGCAGCACATTTCAAACATTGGATCCCATGTGGATGGTGCAGGTATGTGCGTGATGAGCAGCATTGAAATGGCAGCACGCTGGCAAAATATTGAATCACTGCGAGGACTGCGAGACTGGTGTGCAAAACAACCCGGTGGTGGTTACCCAAGCAAGGTTGATCGACAATTGCAGGAGTACTTCAAAAAATTAGGACAAGGGTTTGACTACGTGCAATACGAGGGCACAGACCTGAGTTTGTTGAAGACTGCGCTACGCACGGGAAGGTTTCCTGCTGTGACATATGCAGGACGTGACAAGGTCAGGTACAGCGGAACCATTGCGCACATGGTGTGCCTGTGCCACTTAGACGACAGTGTTGCTGGTATATGGGACAACAATGGAACTCCGGGGGAAATCATTTGGATGAGCACTGAGGACTTTAAATCAAGGTGGACTGATGGTGGTACAGGATGGGCAGTCGTGTGGATTGCACCACCTCCGCCTCCACCACCAATAGGGGGTTAGTTATGAATTTATTAAGCATTCTTTTATTACTCTGCGGACAGGAGCAAATTCCTGATGAGGATCCAATTGCAGAGATGCGAAGGATAAGCAACTACGGTGTGGATCTTTCCAAGATTGAACGTGGCGAAAGGTACTTCTTCAATGGTGCGCAGGTTTCCAAGGGAACTGCAACACAGAAAGTTAGTGGAGTGCCTGACGATTCCACACATCTGCGGGTAACAATTATTGGTACTGAAGAGCAACGTAAAATTGTGCTCAACGATATCAAAATAAACCCTGAGTTTGAAATATTAAGAGATCACATTGTTGTACAGGATTACGCACCTGACCACTGGGCTGTGCAAGGTGTTGGGTTCCACACAGCAGGAACTCCAACCATCTACGTGCAGTTACCTAATGGGAAGGTGGTTCACAGACAGGACGACTATTCCGATGGTGCAGTTGGATTGGCTGGTGCACTAAGGAAGGCCGACCCCAACTACAGAAGGGACGGTGATCCAGATCTACGGCGTACTCTGCTGAGTACATCGTTGCTGTTCGGTGGTTTTATGATTTGTTTTGCACTTCTGGTTATTTTTAGGAGGGATAAAGATGAATTTTGATACCACCACACTTGTTACCGCTTTGGTGGGTGCGGTGTGCGGTTACCTCTTTGCGGAAAAGAGTAGGCCAGCAGATCATCCACTGATTGCACTTGTGCGACAGAGGCTCAAGGAAAGAGACAAACAGAGCAAGGAAGTAAATGTGGACGAAGAACTTAAAAAACTAATAGGGGGATAACCATGAATTTACTCAATGGGTATAAAACTTATCTTGCTGCTGCTGGGCTGTTTGGACTTGCACTTTATCAGTTTTCCCAAGGACAGGTTGAGCAGGCAGTGCAAAGCTTTCTGGGTGCACTTGCTGCTGTTGGCATTAGGAATGCACTAAAAAATGTTGCGTAAATTACAGGGGGAATCTAAAGATTCCCCCGGTATTTCTACTAGGCAGATCTATGACTGGGGTGATAAAATAGACCCTAGCCTACCCACACAATTTCCACCCGGATCCCCTGAGAAAATCAGGGTAATGCAAATAAGGGTGGAGTTGGGACTTCCATTGCACCACCCAGAGGATGCAAAGAATGAGCCAATACAAATTGGTGACTATGGACCAAAGCGGATCAGAGTGGCTGGAATGGAGAAGGCAGGGGGTTGGTGGTTCTGACAGTGCAGTAATCATGGGTTGCAATCCATGGTGCAAACCTTCCGAACTGCGCCAAAAGAAAGTTGGTGAAGCTCAGGAGGAGTACGAAAATGAGCGCATGGCGAGAGGTAAAAGACTTGAGCCAATTGTGCGCCAAATGTACGAAGAGCTAACCGGATTGCAAATGACCCCAGTGTGCGTTGAGCACATCCAGTTCCCATGGTTCCGTGCATCACTGGATGGACTATCCGAGTGCGGAAATGTAATTCTGGAAATCAAATGTCCCAATGATAGAGCACACAGTGAAGCTCTCCGTGGATGGGTTCCAAAGTACTACTATCCTCAACTGCAACACCAACTGGGTGTGACAGGTGCAAAGATAGCGCACTACGTGTCCTATTCAGATGCTCCAAAGTTCAAACCTCATGAAAGGATTTGCTTGGTGGAAATGCTTCCTAACACAGGGTACATCAAGGAGTTGATTGTAAGGGAGGCAGAATTTGTTCAATCTTGCAAAAATCAGACGGCTGGACCAATGTGATCTTGAATCTTACGACAAGCTCTTGGAGCAATTAGGACCTGTTTACACTAATTGCAAAGAGCGGGAAAACATATTGCGGGAGAGAAACTATGGTGGTTGCTCTCCCACTTTTGTCTGGTTGGAGGATGGAGTGCCAGTAGGTACTGCAACCCTGTATATACTGGATAAATTGCAATTTCGTTACCCTTACGCAATCATAGACGATGTTGCAGTTTTGCCAGAGTTTCGGGGTAAGGGTATAGCAAAAGAGCTTGTGCGGTACTGCCTTACAATTGCTCAAATTAGAGGATGTTTCAAGGTAATCCTAGACTGCGATTCTGCACTAACAAGCTTTTACGAGAAGTTTGGATTTTACCAGAATGGGACTTGCATGAGAATCGACCTTTGACTATGTGCGCCCCCGCAAGGAGGTGCATCATGCCAAGTGTGTATTTTCAAAAAAGCAGGTTTTGTTGGGCATGTTCATGGAAGCAATCAGGTAAAACCTTAGTCAAGTATTTTAAATCCAAGGCCGAGGCTGTGGCATTCAAGCCAACAGCCCGGCCTTCTGTAATTAGTGCACCAGTAGTATCAGATTTTAGTACTATCCTTACGCAGTATCTAGGAACATTAAAGGTGCGGGAAAGAACATTAGTGCGGTATCAGCAGGAAATTGCATCACTGCGAATGTGCATGAAAAGCCTAGAAACAAGCCGTGATAACATCATGCGCATTATCGAGGATATACAATGTAGATACACTGCTGCGAAGAGCAGTAGGGCATTAAAGAGGTTAAAAGTACTTTGTAAATTTGCAGAGATACCATTTCCACCAAATGTAAGGACTGCGTATAAGCACAAGAAGGGAACTGCACTTTCTGAACAGCAGGTGCAAGAACTCCTACATAGAACGCAGAAGGATTACCCAAATTACTATTTACTTCTGTGTATCCTACTGGATACAGGTGCAAGACTTGGTGAGGTCTTAGCACTGAACTGGGAAGACTGGGACGGAGAGAGCATAAAAATATGCAAATCTTATGCACCCAATAATAAAGGCCCTAAAATCACTCCAGTTAAGACTTCTCGCTCAAATAGGGTATTGCCCTTATCTGCACCATTAAACAGGCTATTAAACGATTTTAAGGGCCTTCCTAGGGAGCCTCTGTGCAAGTCTTTGCACGGTTCCAGATTGCACCCAAGCAATTTGCGCAGGGACTGGTGGAAAAAGGTGTGCGGTGGTTACAGGATCCATGACCTTAGGCACACGTGCGCAACTTTTTTGCTGAACCAAGTTGACCCCAGAGTGGTTAGTGCAAAGCTGGGGCATGAAAGCACAACTACTACTCTTAAGATCTACGATCACCTTCTTCACCAGAAGAAAAATCTACCGAGTTTACTGTACAAAATTGGTTCATAA